TGGCGTGTCACCACTGATCATGGAACTTCAAATGGTTTCATAGTGAAGGGTGGCATATTTGTTATGACCAAACATGGTTTAATCAAGGAAGGTGTAGTGTCTAAAACATGCACCATTAGCAGCTCAGTTTCTGCTAACGACACATACAAGATTGATCCAACTAGCTTTAAAGCTCTTAATGATTCACCAACTTGTGATATTATTGTCGTTAAACTCCCTAATATTATTAAACAAAACACCATGGAAGTCGGCGAATACAAAGATGGTATTATAACTCTCTATGCATTACATAATGGAGAGGTCAATGCCAGCCCTGGTATGTCACAAATGACGCATGGTGAAATTAAACATCAGTGTAGCTCAGATGAGGGTTACTCTGGTGGTATGTTGGTGCAAGATGGTAAGGTTGTTGGCGTTCATTGCCAAGGAACCAAAACCGTAGCATCACGTATGAATTTCGGTCAGCCAATAACAGCTGCCGAATTACAAACCTTTTTTCGTTAGGTCCCTCGGAGTGGAGGCTACAGTAATTGGGCACACCCGCCCCAATTACAAGGAAAAGGTTGGTCAATACCACGAAAGTTGGTTTTTGCCAAAACCCGACGTACCATATGATATGGTGAAGGACTTTTCTATTGAGAATAGCTACCGCTCCGTGGGTAGATACTTTGAGCCACGTAAAGTGCTCTTTGATATAAATAATCCTACAGATAAACACCGTCATGAAGTTGCCATGGATTTTGTATTTAAGGAATTTAGTCCATGGATGAAAAATTGTTATGTGTTAGACAATGAAGAAGCAATCATGAAAACCAATGCTGATGCAGGTTCTGGCTTCCCTTGGAAGTTTATGGGTATGCCTATAAAACAGGACTTCTTCGATCATCCTCACTGCTATGATTATATAGAACAATCATGGGCAGACTGTGAAAAAGAGGATTACGTAGATAAGGTTATTTATGATTATATCGACAAAGAAGAGATCAGGCCTCAAGAGAAGATTGATGCTAAAGATCATCGTGGTATTATGAACCCACCTGTTGATCATCTGATCGTCGGTCAGCGACTTTTTGCTACGCAAAACATTGCAATGACAGAAGCTCATATTAGAACTGCGAGTGCTATCGGTTTGAGTAAAACTGGTGGTGAGTTCCATCGTGCCATAATGAAACTCTCACGTTTCAATTATGGTTTTGCTGGTGATGAACGCAAATGGGATGCAACTCTCTCTGCTTTTCTAATGGGAGTAGCGCGTGATATAAGAACACGCTTGCTACCCTCACAAACTGGAAGAATTAGACATTACTATGAAGTGTTAATAAGAACACTTATACGTATGGCCAACGGTGACGTGTTACGTAAAGAACGCGGTAATCCTTCCGGCTCAGTCAATACATCTTACGACAACACAATTATATTGTATTATTTGTGTGCGTTCTGTTGGGTGTGGTACGTTAACGAAGACTATGACCAGTTTTCACGTTACGTCGCGTTGTTGTTGTATGGTGATGATAATACATTCACAGTACACAATGACTATTTAGGAGTCTTCAACCTTAAGACGCTTGGTGATACCATGGCATACTTTGGTGTTGAGCTCAAAAACCCCGATGACCCCCCAAAACACTACTCCAAGTTGGATTTCTTAGGATGCCACTGGAAAGTGGTTGATGGTTATTGGTTACCAATCATGGACAATGAGAAGCTTATGATGGGAATGTATTACAGTGAATATCCAAGTGATGCCTTCGCACAAGCGGAAATAGTTTTGAACTATATCATGACAAACCCATTCGCCGATGGATTTTATGAACATTGTCTAAAACAATTAGATATATTGTATGAACACATGACACTTGATCAAAAAAGAATCATTTCCATGCGAGTACCCACAAAGAGGGAAATGTTCATACTCTACACTGGTGTAGAATGCGACGACAAGGTTCGTCCAGATATTGCTGGTTACTTTTATGCTTTTGAAGCCGCCCGGCAGGCGGGAGATCTTAATAGTACGTCCCATTTTAATACAAAAAGAGTCAACCACATGTCTGAATCTAGCAATGCACCAACACAAGTCTTACACGAGGGCTTACATACCAAATCCGAAGTACAACGCGGCAAGAAGATTCTTGAATCTCCCTTGCTTAGCGATGATGCTAGGAGTTGGCTTATTCGTGCTATCGACCCGTTCCATGACGAACAGGTCAAACCCACAGGATTTCCAGACGTTACAACGACTGGTACTGTGATTCAAGAAATTAATACTTCTATGACTATTGGTAACCCATCAAGTTTGCCAGCAGGAGGTACATGGGATGTGAATATCTTTAATTTACCTCATATCACTGAAGTGTTACCGTCAGGTTATCAAGGTCAGGCGTTATACTACAATCCAATGACTGGTACATTGTCAGCATATACGTCCTCTGTTGTTAATTATCCAATGGCAGGTGTAGTCGCTTTGTCATGTCCAGCCGGTGGAAATGTTCTTCCAACCGATGCTGGTACTGCTATAT